AAAACCATTTTCACCGCATTAAACGTGTTTTAAATAAAAAATATTGTAAATTTGAAATGTTATGTTTTATGTGAATGGGGTGCAGATGGTTAAAACACCATGTAAATGCATCCCATTTTCTAATTTATTATATTTGTAAAATGAACAGGCAACAAAAACGAAGTTTAACACGCAAAGCAATTAAAGAAATGAAAAAAGCAAAACCAACAAAGGTAAAAAAAATTGATGATGCATTTGATAAAAAAATTGAGGCAATCAAAAACAAAAGAAATGAAACAGTAAAAAAATTACCCATTTGGAAAAAAATATTGGGTATTGCATTTTTACCAGTAATGTTTTTATTGTTCAGTATTGATCGGTTTATACATTTATTTTTACCGCATGCAACACATGCATCATTTAAACTGTATTTAATTGAGCCATCCAGTTTAAAATTAACGTTTATACGCATTGCAATGGTTGCAGGTATAATCATATTGTTTAACCTGATATTTTAAACGGCATGGCAATAAAACCCAAACCAAAAGTAAAAGCAAAACCCACAAAAAAAAGGGCCAAACCTGTTGTTAAAAAAGCAACAAAATCCAACACTATAAAAAAGGGTGCAATGATTGAGGCATTAATTGCATCATTGGGCATCATATCAACCGCATGCAGTGCAGTTGGTATAAACAGATCAACACATTACGAGTGGATCAAAACTGATGATCATTATGCTGAACAGGTAATTGATATTGCTGAACACGCACATGATATGGTTGAATCACAATTGCACGATCAAATAAAAGATGGCAATACAACCGCAACCATTTTTTATATGAAATGTAAAATGCGATCACGTGGATATGTTGAACGGCAGGATGTTAATTTACAAACCAACAGGCCTGATTTTTCTGATTTAACAACGGATGAAATACGTGAACACCTGAAAAATGGGAAAAAATAAAACAGATTTAATAAATTTGTATTTGTATTATGAGTTGTGCAAACGTGATTTTTGGCAATTTTGCAAATTTTATGATCCTAAATTTTTTGCGGAACGTGAATTTTTGCATGAGGTGGCGGATGCAATGCAGGATATTACAGATGATAAAATTAAATCATTATCTGTTTCATTACCGCCACGTGCAGGAAAATCATATATCACATCAATTTACTGTGCATGGGTGTTGGGTAATCATCCAACAGAATCAGTGATGCGTAACACATGCACGGCAACACTGTACACAAAATTTTCATATGATGTACGTGATATTGTGAAATCAGAAAAATTCACAACAATATTTCCTGATGTATGTTTATCATCTGATAAAGCAAATTTGCAGGGATGGAACACCAACAGTTCAAAACAGGTTGGTTATTTCGGTGCAGGTGTTGGCGGAACAATCATTGGATTTGGTGCATCAATGGTTGCCATTACGGATGATCTATACAGGGGTATTGATGATGCCATGAATGATAATATGAATGCACGTGTGATCCAGTGGAAACAGGCAACACATGATTCACGGTTTGAAACAGGATGTAAACGCATTGATATTGGCACACGTTGGGTTGTTAATGATGTAATTGGGTATCAAATGGCACAGGGTGCATATGATAAATCAATTATGGTACAGGCATTGGATGAAAATGATGAATCATTTTGCAGTGCGGTTATGAGTACAGATGAATACATTGATAAAAGAAAAAAAACCGCAAAGGAAATTTGGTTGGCAGAATACCAACAACAACCAATGGATCTGAAAGGAATGTTATTTGGTGAAATAAACATTGTGGATCCTGATGAATTGGATGAAATAAAGGATAAAATTGAGGGTTGCATTGGATATGTTGATGTTTCAGATACAGGAAATGATTACACTGCATGTGCCATTGGGGCCATTGTAGGTGATCAGGTGTACATTGTTGATTATGTATTTGACCGATCAAACACGGATGTTACAATACCAATGGTTGCATCCCTGTTGGATAAATGGAATGCCAATTATTGCCGTGTTGAATCAAACAGTATGGGTGCAATGTTTGCACGTGAATTACAACGCAATACCAACACACGAATATTACAGGTGGCAAATACACAGAATAAAATAACACGAATCATTATGCATTCCGCATTTGTGTTAAATAGATTTAATTTTGTGCGTTATGATGTGCCACAATCAATCAGGTTTATTGATAATATTTTATCATTTAGTAAAGAGGGTAAAAATAAAAATGATGATGCACCTGATTGTATTGCAGGTTTATCAATGTTTATACAATCAATGTTCAAACATTTACGTTAAAGGGCCTGAATTGTTATATTTGCAACAGTAAGGTTTTAAAAAACCATCAGTTTATTAATAGTGATCATGGTGTTTTTTATGCAGGTTGGAAAATACCTGCATTTTTTTTTGATTATATTTATGCCATGATAAAACAAAAATGGCATCCAGTGCATTGGTTAATGTTGGCATTTGCAATATGCATGATCCTGTTGTTAATTCAATTTAATTACATTATTGATCAGTGTAAACCAGTAAACAAAAACAATGTACATGATACACTGAATGTTCAACAACCACAGATTTTTGATTTAAATAAATAACATGTGTTTAACATGTGTTGAACATAATTTAACATGATTCAACAAAGGAAATGAAAGGAAAGTAAATGAAAGGAAAACAAATAAATAAAGTTATTCAGGCATTTAAACGTTTTCATTTGTACATGATGTACATTGAACAGGAACGCATAAAATCAATGATACATTCAGGTTGGGGTAAATTTTAATAACCGTATTTAAATGCCCAACAACGCACGTTTTTCATCATCAGATAATTCAACACCTGATTGAATTATTTTTAACACTGCATTTGCACGTTTATCCATTGCATCAGATTGCAAAACCTGATCCTTTTGAAGTACGGCAACATGTGAAAAATCTGCACACAATTTCAATCCCTGATCTGTTAGGCCCAATTGATGTGAAAGTGTTGCATACAATTGATCTGTTTCAGGGATAATTGTATCCTGATAGGTCATACGCATACCTTCAAAAACATTGGTAAACGTTGCACCTTTTGATGATGCAAACAGGTATTGTGATAAACCATACGCATCAATGATTGCCATTTTATCTGCATCCAGTTCCTCAAATAACATCAGTTGTTTTGTTGGATATGACATTGGAGTCCAATCAACATTTGATTCAGTAATTACAATCTGATCTGAATTACGTTTTATCCAATCCTGTTGTATTTGTCGTTTTTCTTTGGGATCCATTGGTAATGATCCGCCAAGATCTGATTGATTTGATGATAAAATACCAATTGCAGATAAATTTTCTAATAACACATTACGTTTTTTGTACTGTGCAATGATGTTTGATAATGGATACCGCAGGGTTTCAATCCTGTTGCGTGGATTTACCAAATGAATACCATCAGGTGTATTGATGTAAACCATATCATCAATTTCAATTGTTTCATATTTTTTACCATCATAATAAAACTGATAATTTTCGATCATTCCGCCTGTTTCCATTTGATCTAAATAACGGCCTGAAAGTTTTAATTTAACTTTTGATGATGGCAATGGCACAATTAAATTACGTATATCAAATGAACGTTTTGGGCAATATGCAAATGCATTTGCAAACAATCCATCATTAACTGAAAGTGAATAAATAACATCAGACCATGATTGTGTTGGGTTTGGTTTTGCAATTAAATCCTGTACCCATTGATGATCAGTAACAATTTCACCATCTGAATTTTTTAAAACTGGCAATCCTGATGCCATCATTGATGCACGTTTATCAATTACAGTTCTTAATTCAGGCACCTGCAAATACAGTTCAAATGGTTTGTTAGTATCAACCCAAACTGCATCCTTTGTACCGTAATAACTTTGTTGGTTATTGTTCAGGTATTGCATAAATTTATCACTGTTTTGGTTAGACCATCCAAATATTGAAGTCCAAAAATCGTTTGCCATGATGTTTTTTTTTAATATATTTGAACAAATTTAACTAATTTTGTTATATAAATTTGCATAATTATGGAAAAACCATTTTCAACGTACAACATCAAACAGGCAACATCACAGATAAAAGATATTGATTTATCTGCACGTGAGGTGGCAATTTATTTATCTGTATTTGATACAATTGATTCAGATAATGATTTAATACGCAAAGGTGCATTTAAAAAATCCCTGAATGATAGGGGTGTAAATTCAGGATCCAACAGGCAAATTGCATTTTTAAGGCATCACGATTGGGAGCATCAAATTGGTACATTTACATCATTACAAGAGGATGAAACAGGATTGTTTGCAGTTGGTAAATTGGGTACATCATCAAAGGGTGATGATGCATTGCGTGATTATCAGGATGGAATTATTACGGAACACAGTATTGGATTTCAATACATTGCAGATAAAACAAATTTTGTTGAGGTTGAAAAAAAGGATGCGGATGATCCTGATCCATCAACAGGATATTTTGAAATAAAGGAATTAAAATTGTGGGAAGGATCCGCAGTAACATTTGGTGCAAACCAATATGCAAACACAATTGATGTTTTTAAAACAGTACAGGAAAAACAAACAATACAAAAATCATTAACTGATCAAATGAACATCATTGTGAAAGCAATTACCAGTGGCAAAGGTACGGATGAACGTTTATATGATTTGGAAATGAAATTAAAATATTTAAATGCACGTTTAATTGATGTTGCAAACACCGATCCGTTCAACAAAGAACAATTGGCCGTTAAACAAAAAGTTGAACAAACATTTAATTGGAGTGGATTTGATGATTATTTTCAAGTGAAAACAAATTAAAAAATCTTAATTAAATAAATTATTAATACTAAAAACTAAAAAAAATGGCAAATACACCATTAACACCTGAACAGGTGATTGAAAAATTTGAGGCAAAAATTGCTGAAAAAACAAACGGTTTTGCATCATCAAATGATGTTGCAACACTAAAAACTGAATTATCAAATGAATTGGATGCATTGAAATCTGCAAACAAATCTGATGAATTACAGAAAAAATTTGCAGATCTTGAAAGTACAATTGATGCATTAAAAGAGGGCAACAAAACAAATGCAACAACGGCAAAAAAATCCATAAAGGATATGATTGTTGAAAAATCAGATGCATTAAAAAAACTGATCAAACAAAAATCAGGTGTTGTTTCTTTATCATTAAAGGCACAAATTGATCCAATTAATTTGGGTGCATTACGTGGTGATGTTTATGGCCAATTGATCAATGAAACATTTGATATTCCATACAGATCAGAAACGAGAATTACAGATTTGTTCAGAAAAACAAATGTTGAAACAGAGTACATCAAGTACAGAGAGCAAAAAACCGTAACAAGGGATGCAGGTGTGGTTGTAAATTGTGCAACAAATAACACTGATACAACAGTTGAATGGCAAACCAAAACAGTACAGATTGCAAAAGTTCGTGATTATGTTGATGTTTGTATTGATATGATGGATGATTACAGTTTTGTAACATCAGAAATTGAAAATCTTGTATCATCATCAATCAGGTTAAAGGCAGACAGTGCAGTTTTAAACGGTGCAACAGATATTGTTTCTATTGATTCAATTGCATCAATATTTGATCCTGCAAATGTATTGGCACCATTTACTGGGGCATTTACAAGTGCAACGTTGGCAGAATTAACAGGTGCAATGAAAGCACAGATATACACGTTTGGGCAGGAAATGGCATATGATGCAGATACAATCATTATGAATTACAATGATTGGGTTAAATTCATGCACCAAAAAAATGCAAACGGTGATTACCTTTTACCAAACTTTGTGGCATCAGGTGATTCAGTGTTGAATGGAATGCGTGTGATCACATCACCGTTGGTTTCACCAAATTCACTTTACGTTTTAGATTCACGAAAGGGCCAAATTTTAGATCGTCAAGGTGTAACCGTTGATTTCAGTTATGAAAACAATGATAATTTTGAACATGAAATTGTTACTGTAAAAGCATTACAGAGAATCCAATTTTTTGTGCCTGCGGTACATCAAGATGCATTTATGAAAGTAACTGATATTGCAACGGCATTAACTGCAATCACAAAATAAACATTTGTTTAACAGATTAAAACAATCATTATGAAATTAAAAATATTAAAAGATTGGGGAACGTTAAAAAAGGATCAAATTATTGATGCAAGCGGTAACACATCACAATATTTGTTATCAAATGGTATTGCCAGTATGGCACCAAATGATGATTGCATTGGTGATTGTGATGATCATAAGGAAAACGAATGTGAGGGGTGCAAATCTAAAAAGAAAAAACGCAGTTTAGGGCATACAGGCAGGGTGAAAATTATTGAAACAATTGATCCAAAACCTGAAAAACCTGCAACAGTTGTTAAAAAAAAGGTGGCACCATCAAAAGTGAAAGTTAAAAAATCAATTAAAAAAACTGCATCACCTAAAAAATGATGCAGTTATAAAACCATAAAATTACAATGGCAAACGTTTTAAATATCACATACGCAGATTTTGGCAAAGGTAAATGGGAATTGGCAACAGGCATTTATGAACAACAAAAAATCAACGGTTACATTGATCTGTACACAAACAGATTATTGGCAGAATTGTTGGGTGTTGATTTGTATAATTTGTTTGTGGCGGATTTAGATCCCATAACTTTTGTGCCACAGGATCCAGTGTATTTGGCAATTTACAATGCATTTATGCATGAGGGTGGCAATTGTAATATTATTATCAGTGATGGTATGGTTGATATGATCAAAGGATTCATTTATTTTGAATACTTAAAAGATCAAATCAATCAGGTTTGGGTATCAGGAAATGTTGCACCAGTTGGTGAAAATAGCAAAAATATATCAACACTTTCACAACAGATTTACACACGGTATAATCAGGGAGTGTTTACGTATCATGCAATTCAACAATTTATTTGCAACAATTCAAGAGATTACCCAAAATATAATGGGCATAGTAAAATAACAACGTATTGGATATGATAGATGCAACCATTGAAATACAGGAAATCATTGATCAAATCAATTGCAAAATTGATGGTGAATACAATGCAATGAATGGCAAAACATATTTTTGCCATACAAAATGGGCCAGAGTTGGTAAAACAATTACTGATTCAAATGGTGTTGTGTTTTTAATTAATGATGTACAGGTTGATGAATGGATAATTGCAACACAGTTGGTTGTTACAGATCCTGTGATTAATTTGGATGGTGTTTGCACGTTGCAAAAACCGTTTTTTATTACAGGTACAAAGTTGGCAACAAACCGTGAATGGACAATTGCAACAAATAATTTAGAGGAAAAATTGCCGTTGATTTGGTTATTGGAAATAATCAGTGAAACAGGATACGGCAGGGAATCCGCCATTGCACGTGATATTGTTACAAATCTGTTTTTTTTAGATGAAACGGATCCATCACAATATTACACCGCAGATCACCGTAAACAAGTGGTTACACCAATGGGTAATTTGATGCATGAGTTTATTAAAACGGTTGAACGTTTAAGGATGTTTAAAACTGTTGATGAATTTACTTACAAAACATTTTCACGTTTTGGTGTAGAAACGGATCAGGGTGCAGTTGAAAACATATTGGATGCCAATTTATCAGGTGTTTCATTGAATATTACGTTGAGTAAATACCGTGCAAATTGTAAGTGTTAAGAGAATTTAAATAAAATAATAATTAATTAAAAAAATAAACATATGAAATCATGTGATTGTAATGCAGGTTTAAGTAACACAGGAGTACCAAACTGTGTACCTGTTCAGGGAATAACAAGTTCCCTAATTTTAGTGCCTTTAACGGCAAATGATGGTACAAAAAACGGTATTGATTTAAGTGCATCAATACCAACATGGAGTGATTACGTTAATGAGGCGGATGCATCAAAACGTTGGTTTCCATTACCGAAATTTGAAAATGTAGAATTACCAAAAGCGGATTCCTTATTTGAGGAGGCAAACAGTGGCCGTAAAGCATATTTGCGTCAAGGTGTGAGATCCTTTGCAGGTGAGTTATGGCAGGATGATTCAACACCAACATTTTTGGGTAAATTAATGGCATCACGTTGTGTGCAGTTTGGAATTTACATTGTTGATGTTGAGGGTGATTTAATCGGATCAGAAGTGAACGGATTTTTATACCCAATACCAGTGGACAACGATTCATGGGATCCAAAATTTATGTTTGCAACAGATGCAACCGTACAAAAAATCATGCTAGGATTTGATTTTTACAGGTTGTTTGATGAATCAACAATGAAAATGATCACGGCAGAGGAAGCAAGTTTGGATTTTAACAGTTTAGAGGGTTTACTTGATGTTGAATTAACTGTTGCAAGTGCAACAACAACGGCAATTACCGTTTCTGCAAATTTAGATTACGGAACGGCATACAATCCAATTCTGTACAAAGGTGCAACGGCATCATCTGATTGGTTGTTGGAAAATGTTGATGCAGGCACAACAGTTACAATTGATGCAGTTACAGAGGGGCCAGATGGCACGTACATTGTTGATTATACCAGTGCAGGATTGGCATCATCTGTAAACCTTAAATTATCAGTTGCAAAAACTGGTTTTGAGGGATTTGTTAATACAATAACTGCATAAATCATGGGAAAAACAGAATATATCACGGTTGGAAAAACCACATTCAGGGTTGATGTTTTAAAAGATTTAACACAAAAAGATGCATTAAAACAATTTCATTATTTGAATAGTGAAACAGTAAAACAGGCATACAAATTGTGCAATCCTAAAAAAGTAAACAGGAAATCAGTGAAAAAATCTGTTTAACTTATGGTTTTAAATATTAAAAAGGGGATGTATTTGTTTACATCCCTTTTTTTTATTATATAAAAACACTTAAAATTTCGTAAATTTGAAATATGATTGGAAATACATTGATCGAACAACAATTAAATAAGGCATTAACATTGGATGATGCGTTGGCATGGTATGAGGCAAACACAACACAAATCAAAAATTTGGTGTTAAATCTTATCAGGCAGGATCAGTTGTTTGAACGTGGTGTGAATAAATTTGATGAAGTTATTGGATTGTATTCACCATTTACGGAACAGATAAATCCAATGAAACGTGCAGGAACACCGTACACATTAAAGGATACAGGTGCTTTTTATCAATCAATGTTTATTACAGTGCTAAAAGATAGCATTTTAATTAATGCAGATGCATCAGTAATGCAGGATCAATCATGGTGGAACAATAATATTTTGGGATTAGATGAACAGAATTTGGAAATATATGCGGAACAAATCAGGCAACAGTACATTAAATATGCACGTAAAATATTGGGAATCAATTGATGAAATGCCCATGTATCACTGGCAAAAATGCAGTGATGGATTTTTAAAGTATGTTAATGTTAATCTGATTGATGATGAAACAGGCAACCAAATACAATATGATAAATTGTATGATCAGTATTTGGCACGGTTTGGTTTATCAAAACAGTTTGAACGGTACATGAAATTGTTGCAACAAAAAGCAAAATTGCAATGTTTATATGTGCAAACAAATAAACGTTTTAAATTAACAGAGATTGAAATTGTTGATGCAAAAATTGAACGTTTAAATGTTAATTTTGGTGATGGTAAAAGCATTGAAACAACATGTTTACATTTATCAAAATGGTTGGGTTATAAAGTAAATTTAAAAGAAACAACAGTTGTTGAATATTATACAATAATACAGGAATATGGCAAGTGGGCAAATAAAAAGGAGTGATATTGCAGAATCAGATTTGTACAAAGAAATCAGGGATTCCGCAAAAAAAACATTAACTGAATTGGATAAAATGAATGTTGGGTTGAAAAAAACCGCAACAACAATATCCAAAACGTTAAATTCATCATTGAAAAAATCAACAGAGGGCATCAATAAAATGAGCAAAGCCGTTGCACAGGCAGATGCCACAATGAAACAATCAGTGCAGGTTGATAAAGCAAAATCACAGGCCGTAAAGGCACAGATACAGGCGGAACGTGAATTGGAACGGTTGCAACAGGATAAAATTCGTACATCCAAAATGGAATCACAAGAAAAGGAACGTTTGTTGAAACAATCACAGAGGCAAAAAAAGTTACTGGATCAGGAAACAAATGCGTACAAAAAACTTGTAAAGGCAACACGTGATCAAAAAAATGAATCCAAACGTTTAGGTGCAGAATTGTTAAAATTAGAACAGGCAGGTAAAAAGAACACAAAAGAGTACAGAAAATTGCAAATGCAGTTTGATAAAGTAACAAGATCCGCACGTTCAGGTGATAAACAATTGAAAAAATTGGATAAAACTGTTGGTGATAATTTCCGAAATGTTGGAAATTACAGGGGTGCATTGGGTAAATTATCAGGTGCGTTTGCATCTTTGGGCCTCGCAATGGGCGGTGCAATGATAATACGTAATGTATTTGAAACAGTAAAGGAATTTGATCAGGCAAGTGCAAATTTGGCATCTGTTTTGGGTGTTACACGTGAGGGCATGCGAGGTCTAACGGATGATGCAATGAAGTATGGATCCACAACACGTTTTACCGCAACAGAGGTTTCAAATCTGCAAACAGAATTTGCAAAATTGGGTTTTTCACAATCTGAAATATCAAACGTAACAAAAGCAACATTGGATTTGGCAAGTGCAACAGGCACAGATTTGGCAGAATCCGCAACAGTTGTTGGTGCAACAGTTCGTGCATTT